CAGCATTCAAATTGTGCCCCTTTTCTTGTTTGCCCTCAAGGGCCCAAGATCGTACCCAGCGCAGCACATCAGTTATTAAACTTACCTCTCCCAGAAACTAAAGCTGTAATTGCGGTGTATAGTTTTCCAGACCTAACCGGACAGCGGAAATCAAAAGATAACATTGCCAGCTTCAGTACAGCAGTTACCCAGGGTGGTGTACATATTTTGATACAAGCACTGAGGGATGCAGGTAAAGGTAATTGGTTTGCAGTAGTTGAAAGGTCAGGTTTAGATAGCTTGTCAAGAGAACGTCAACTTATTATTAATACCCGTAATACCTATGCAGGAGAGGGCGAGAGTGTTCTTAAACCCCTACTTTACGCAGGATTGATATTGGAAGGAGGGATTACTGGGTACGACACCAATACCAGAACAGGAGGCAGTGGCGCGAGATACTTAGGGATCGGGGTAAGGAATCAATACCGAGAAGATAAAGTAACAGTAGTACTTAGAGCCGTGCTCGTGCAGACAGGAGAAGTTTTATTAAATGTTACGGCCACTAAGACTATTTTATCTACGGGAATAGGGTCAGATTTATTTCGTTTTTATGAGCTGGGGACCGAATTAGTCGAGGTAGAGAGTGGCAGCACAGAAAATGAAGCTGTAAATCATGCAGTTAGGACAGCTATAGAAGCCGCAGTGTATGGGTTAGTGGTTGAAGGACTTGAAAAAGAAGTATGGGACTTTAATTATGATACACTGGTGGGGGAGGATAATGATGAAATGGATAAAGGTACTCAGTAGTACCCTCGTATTAATTGTTTCAGCAACTACATTTGCTGGGAATAATGACATCTATATAACCCAAACTGGAACAGGATTAACCCTCACAATTGACCAGATCGGAGCGACCAATAAGATTGGTACTTCCCAGGCTAGAGTTACATTAAGCGGTACAAGTATGACCGTTGATTTAGACCAGATCGGTGACACTAACACCTTTGCAGCAACGATTGCCCAGGCGAACAGCAGCAGTTTTACCTATAAAGCAACAGGAGACAGCAATACAGCATCTCTTACAGCGGGTGGTACAGGCGATGTTGCTGGAACTGATTTTGATTTTGAAGCGACAGGCGATTCAAATGTGTTGACATTTATACAAGGAGACGCGTCTACGGCTACAGGAGGTAATCAGGACTTCGTGGTGACAGGTACTTCAAACAACATCAATGCCAAGTGCAATGTGGTGGGCTGTATTAATAACTGGACTGTGAGTGGAAACTCAAATGATATAGATACATTGCAGTCAGGCAGACAAGATCATGATATTACCGTGGTTTTGACTGGTAGCAGCAATGATGTAGATGTAGACCAAACAGATACTGCCAGCACTAATGTCGCTAATGTGATCTCAACTACCAGTAACGGGGTTATTAATGTAGATCAATGTGCAAGTGGCTGTTAGTTTTATTAGTAGGATCAGTTAACGCAGCCGAGATCGGAGAGATCTCAGAGTTGAGGGGGATTGGTGAGATCACTCGCCAGAACACTAGCGACTCCCTTGTTGCAAAACTATCGTCCGGTATTTTTTCTTTTGATGATGTGCGAACTGGTGCTGGGCGAATGGCCATCCAGTTTCTGGACTCCTCTACTCTAAAACTTACAGAACATTCTAAGGTAGTCATTGATGAATATATATTTGACCCAGATCCTAGTAAATCTAAATTAGCCTTAAACATGGCTTCAGGTACAGCCCGTTTTATTACTGGGGCTCTTGGGGGGATTAATAAGAACCGTATTTCTATACGCACGCCAAGCGCCACCATTGCAATTCGAGGTACCGACTTTACAACGACAGTCGACGAGCTTGGGCGTAGTCTAATTATTTTATTGCCAGATGCGACAGGCAAAACTTCAGGAGAGATTTCTGTTACTACCTGGTCAGGTACGGAAATACTCGATCAACCTTTTCAAGCAACTATGGTAAGTACGTTTGAGTCGCGGCCTACCCCAGGAGTGGTGTTAGGCAATATCAATTTAGAACTGATTGATAATATGCTCATCGTTAATAAACCACCTGCGATTGTACAAGCTGTTGAAGAGCAAAGCGGTGAAGTAAAAACAGATCTGGACACGGACTTCTTTGAAGATGCTCCTGATTTGGATAAAGACTTCTTGGAGACTGAGGAAGAAATAAGCCGTTTGGATATAGACCTATTGAGTTTTGATTTCTTAATAGATCTATTTGCAATCTTAGAAACGGGGTCTAAAAAGAACACTGAATCAAAAGGGCAAATACAAGGGGTAGAGCTAGAAGGGATTCTTCCCGGGTTTGATCCTACCTACCAGACCTACACTTTTGTAGATGGGGCTTATCTATACTTGGTACATCAGGGATCAAATACATTTGATATTGCTTTAGATAAAGAAGCTGCTGCGTATTTGAACATAAACACAGCGGGTATTTTCATGGAGATAAAGGTAAATGGTGCGGGCGACAACACTATTATTATTTTTCAGTCTCCTTAGTCTCACTGCCTTTGCGGGCGATAATGTGATAACTATTCAGACCAAAGGCACTGGCACGACTATTACAGCCAAACAAGCTGGTAGTAGTAACACCACAGGAATTTATTGTGGCCTAGGTAGTTTTGACAATTCCCTAGTGGGTAACCATAACTGTGATGACGCTACAATCACTGTGAATGTGACCGGGGATTCTAATGTAGTGTATTCACAATCTGTTTGGTCAAATCACGATGGGCAAAGCTGGATCACTACAGTTACGGGAAATAGTAATTATGCTGTCATTGATATGGATGAAGATGACAATACATCACGAATTACGCAGGATGGTAATGATAACCAAGCGTGGATATTGGGTTCAGGCGATGACAACGTATACAAAATAGAACAATTAGGTGATGACTACTACGCTAAGATATTTGCGTTTTCAGATGATTCGGATGTATGGATAACTCAAGAGGGCACAGGAAACCATAACGCTTACGTTCTTAATTACCCAGGGGGAAATAATAACTCCACTAGATTGATTCAAAAAGGCTCAGGTAATAAAGACGCAGATATATTCTTTTATAGCGGTGGGGATGATAACGACGTTAACTTAACGCAACAAGGAAACGGAGCCCATACTTCAAACATGAAGTTCTATACAGACAGCTATGATGTCGATGTCATTCAAAAAGGATCCTCTAATCAATCTTACTCAGCGCAATTCAACTGTAGTGGCAACGGTTGTAATAAAACTATTTCAATAACTCAACAATGAATAAATGGTTGGTTGGAGTACTTACTACAGCCGCTTTAATGGTACCTCTGTTGTTTGATTGGAGTGGGTTAGAAGTCCTTAGACTTAAGACTTTTGATGCTTTAGTTCCAGAACAAACCCCCAGCGGGCACTTTGTAATACTGGATATCACTGAAGAAGATATAGAACGAGAGGGTGGGTGGCCATTTCCCAGGCACACGTTAGCTTCTATACAAACTGATTTAATCGAACGTGGAGCATTGGGCGTTGGTTGGGTGATTATGTTTCCTCAAGCGGATCGTTTTGGAGGAGATGATGCATTCGCTACAAGTTTGTCCCAGGGAACTAATGTACTTGCAGTTCCCGAATATGAGAATCGACTCTACCCTTCCACTGACGGCACTGTAATCCTTGGGGATAACCCTGTGGATATAATTACATTGACTGGGCACCTTCCTAATGTAAAGCCACTAGAACAGGGCGCTTTGCAGGGGGTAGTGTCTGTACGTACAGATGTGGATAACTTAGTCCGGCGTATTCCTCTTATTATGAAAACGCCCGATGGTTGGGTGGCTTCTTTTGCTACGCAGGTCTTAAAAGCACTAACGGGAGAGGGGACTTATCAGATACGAACTTATGAAAGCGGTATTCAGGCAGTACGAATACCAGCCTTAGGTGAGATATCAACAGATAAATATGGCCGTAAGTGGATTTCGTGGATAAATACGCCTAAAACAACACTATCTGAGATGGCTGTAGAAGGTAAGTTTGTCTTTATAGGAGTAACAGCAGCAGGTGTAATGCCTCAAATAGCCACGCCCCACGGCCTATTAAACCCCCATTACATACAGGCAGCCCTAGCAGAGAGCCTGCTTTTACCTAGCAGTCCGCAAATTCCTCCCGATAGGTTGGTGTATGAACTACTTATTTTACTAATTGTATGTACATTGGGTCTCGTTATTGGACGAAAATGTACGTATGCGTACATGGCAGTGGGCGTCTCTAGTCTTCTTGTACTGACAGGAGGACTAGAGTGGTATTTTGTAGTTAAAAAATCTTTATTGATAGATACTACCTACAGTTTTATAGCCCTTATGGTTGTATCTGGGGAACAGTTTTGGCTCAATTTTAGAGAACAATCACTTCTACGCCAGCAAATTAAGAAACAATTTGAGCATTACTTAGATCCCAGGCAGGTAAAAAGACTGCAAGAAGATCCTACTTTATTAAACTTGGGGGGTGAAAAGCGCACGTGTACGTATTTATTTACGGATTTAAGAGGATTTACCTCTATGTCAGAGACGCTGAGCCCGGAAGAAGTAACGCAAATAATGAACGATACTCTCTCAGTACAAGTAAAATTGGTTCAAAAACACGGTGGTATGGTAGATAAATTCATTGGAGATGCCTGTATGGCGATATTTAATGCCCCCCTTGACCTTGAAGATCATGAAACAAAAGCTGTTCAGTGCGCAATTGACATACAAAAAGGCATAAAAATGCTTAATAAAACAACGCCAGTGGAAGTAGCAATAGGGGTTGGGATAAACACAGGGCCAGCTATTATAGGAAACATGGGCAGTGATTCACGGTTCGACTTTAGTGCGATTGGCAATGCGGTAAACGAGGCTGCCAGGTATGAGAGTGCTACTAAAGAAGTAGGGGTTGACATATTGATAGGTGAAAGTACTGCAAAAAAATCAAAAATAAAGGTTGACTACATAAAAGACATAAAGGTAAAAGGTAAGGCAAAACCTTTGAGAGTTTTCACATTTATGGGATAATCTAATTAGGAGGTATCTTTATGGTTACGTTAATTCAAATTGTATTTATAGTAGGAGTAATAATTGCTATTGCGTCTATTACTGCAGCTTTAACACCAACACCTAAAGACGACAAGATCATTGCTAAGTTTATCCCTATTGGAAAACTATATAAAGTAATAGATTGGTGTGCTTTAAATGTTGGCAAAGCCAAACAAGTTGCTAAGAAGAAATAGTAATGGCTAAACGAAATTATCGTAAGGAGTACGATAACTACCAAGGTAGTGACGCTCAAAAGAAAAGACGTGCTGCACGTAATAGAGTCAGGAGGGAGGCGTTACGTAACGGCATTGTCTCTAAGGGGGATAATAACGACATCCATCATAAAGATGGGAATCCAAGGAACAATAGCCCTAGTAACTTAGCGGTACGAAATAAGAGTCACAATAGATCTTTTGCCCGTACGAAAACAGCTAGGAAGAAGAGTCAACAGGCGTAAATAGCCCTAATTCAATTAATCTACTTCTATTAGAAGCGTGTATAGCATTTATAGCTTCTTTATTTTGACCAAAGTATGCAGCTGCGTGGTAGTTCTCAACCATAAGTTGGTTAATATTAACCCCATCTACAACTATATCTCCTAAAACTCTTCCGAATTTACCTCTAGAATCTTTTAGTTTGGTTTGAATTATTACTTGTTTACCTGAGTCTATAGCGTCTTTTAAGAAAGCCGCAGCCATTTTTCCTCGAGCCTTCTCATCCAGGTCACGAGTACGTGACTCGGGAGTATCAATACCAAATAAACGAACACGACACTTATGAAGAATATTGAAGCCAAGATCCATAGTGACATCAATAGTGTCACCATCAACCACTCTTCTAACTTCACAACTATATTCGTACATTTACTTTTGAACGCCCCTGAGCTTTGTAAGGTACCAATTGCATTTATCGAGGTCTTGTTTTTTAGCACCTTTTTTATCGTATCTCCATATGTACTTTATCACATTACCCTTTAAATAGCCTTGAAAAGCTTCTTCTGACATAGAGGCTTCAATTGTTTCTATGCATTCTATATTGCTTTGATTGTAATGAGGGGGGCTGTTGACTAAATCAATGTCGTCAGGAATATCCATTTGTTTCTCCTAAACAATGTTCGTTTAACAGTTCTATAAGTTCTTTAAAAGTAATAGTTTCTTCCATAAAACTGCTTTTTATATAGTGATTAACTTTACCGAAGTCAGTGCGTAGGTGCACAATTTTATCTTCACAGCCAACAATTACAAAAACTGGGATACCAAAACTTTGTTGTTTGTTAAGCCAAAGCTCTTGTTGTGTAGATAGCCCAAAGTTAATTTTTGACGTATCTCTTGCAGGCAGCTCTGGTTTGTATTTGTATTCTACAAAGCAAAAATCACCAGGGCCGCTATAGTACGCGTCTGGCACTCCGCCGTGATATGGGTCATTTATCTTCCATTTATATATCTCAGAAGATAGAGCTTTGTGAGTTTTTTTAATAAAAGAGGCTTCGTTCACAAAGTAAGGGTAGCACAGTACAGTTCCAATCCCTACATTACCGGCGTTTGTAATAAAAGCGTGTACATGCTGCGACACTATATGACGCAGCATGTACGTACGCCCAAGAATTAAGCCTTTTTAAGACCTGATACTTGCTGATAGACTTCTTTAGCTAAGATATAGTCATCCTCTGTAGTCCATCCTTCCTTAGAAACACTAAGGTTTTGGAACTTTTGTCCAGCCCTATTCTCTGTAGTTACAGAGGCGACCTTCCAAAGTGAGGAGAACCTATCCCCACCTAGTTGAGCTATTTGTGTATTCCACTCTCGTGATACTCTCAACTTAGATGAAGCAAAGTCCATTAGAAACGGAGTGGGATTTAAGTCCCCTGTTTCTTCGTCCTTTCGCATTAGTAAATGAGATTGGGTTTGGATAATTTCATAATCATCAGCATTGCTGTCTTGATTATTAGTTGCATCCTCTGCCTCCCCTCTTGTACTAAAGCTAGCGACAAGGCCACCACCTTTTTCACGTTTACGCCAAACAACGAAGTCTTCAGTAAAATGCACGTTTATAACATACATTTCTTTACCATAGATTTCATTGGTAACCGTGTTTAACAGATCTCCGGGTTTAGCTCCTGGAATGTAAGCGTCGTTATTTTCATCAACTTCGCTATTCATTCGTTGAAGGAGTTTTACCCTGGGGGTCTGTAGGTGTTCGCCCGAAACATTTTCGTTTCCGAGTCCAGAAGCTTCTTTGACGTGCGCGGGCACGTTTTTAGAAACTAAAGATATTGATGTTGATTTTTGTTCTTCAGCCATCGTTCACCTTCCTTTTTTCATGGTTAATGTTTACTTACTACGAAAATTAATCTTAGTAAGCTCCGTTGCTTTTACTCCTGGCACTGGTATGCCCATCTGTAAAAGTTCCCTAAACGCAGTAGCAGACATTCTTTTCTGCAACAACTCGAACTGGTTTGTATTCAGTATGTGTTGATGTAGAACGTCCCAGTCTTCTACTGTAGGTACAATTTCTTTTTTCTTGGAAACAGTACATAAATCATTAGCAATTTGGTCTAGACCTTGGTCTTCCATTTCTCTAATGATTGCGCTATCGAGATCGTTTTGAAGTAGCTTTAATACTTTCTCTTGCTCATGCAATTGTTTTATTTGACTACGTGTTTCGTGTAGTTCTACTAAAAGCTCATTCAGATTTGTTTTCTTTTCTTCCATTATGCAACCTCCTGTGTGTGCAATTTATTTAATACGTGGAGTAAATTCTCCATCTTGCCTAATTTACCATCTAGCTTTTCATACACCTTCTCTTCCCAGGTATCTCGTGCAGCAATTAAAATTGTTTCTGTCTTTTTAGTTTGACCTGCTCTGTGTATACGCCGGTTAAATTGTTGAAAATGTTCTGCATTATATGTGGGGGAACACCATATACATGTGGTGGCAGCGGTAAGTGTAAGACCGTGCCCTGCGGACTGTGGGTGTGCGAACAATACTTTAACTTGCCCAGCTTGAAACCGTTCAACTATGTCTACACGTTTGTGCGGAGGAACTTCTCCATCAATAACTTCGTATGTCCACCCGCGTTTTTGAGTTAATTTAATTAAAGCATCACGTTCATGTTTCCAATTAAAGGCTACTAAACTATGTTTACGCACTTCTAATAGATCTATAATTAAATCGTATCTATGTTGATGTATATATTTAATGTCTCCCGTTTGATCATAGATTGCTCCACTCACAAGCTGTAAGAGCTTTTTAACTCTAACTCCGGCGTTTACTGCATTAATTGTACCCTGAGTAGTGTATAAAACTGATTCTTCAGCTAGTAGGTCGTACATAGCTTTAACGGCAGGTGTAAGATCTGTATGCATTATTCTAGTAATGTTATCAGGCAAATCAATACAGTCTTCTAAAGCATGACGTATGTTGATGTCATTAAGCTGTTGAGCTACTGTTTGTTCTATACCTGGTTTGTCTACCCATTCGTTAGCAAAACCATTAAAACGAGGAGTACAAACTTGATTTCGGAAAGAATAATATCGGTCTCCTAAACGTTTTCCATCATCTACACACAAGACTGGGTGCCAGACATCGAGAATAGTATTGGTATTAGGAGTGCCAGACATAAAGATCCTATGATCAAAATGTGACACCAACGATCTAAGATTTTTTGATCGCTTAGAATCTTTGTTCTTAAAGGCTGTGAATTCATCAACCACGAGCGTATTGAAAGACTTAAGTAGCTGTGGGTTTTTTCGTAAAAAATTGACAGCTTCAAAATTAGTAATGACAATATCCAATTCTGTGTCGGCAAAAATTTTCGCACGATTCTTCGCATAAGCGACTCCGTAAGTTAAATGAGGTTGAAACTTTTTAATATCATCTATCCAAGCTGCTTCAAGGATAGAGAGAGGAGCTATAACTAAAGTTTTAGTGTCTAAAGTTATAAGAGCATCTAATACAGCACGAGTCTTACCCGTACCGGGGTCAGATGTAATTAAACAACGAGGGTGTTTAAGTATAAAGTTAGTGGTTTCTGTTTGATGCGCGTACGCAGGCAAGGTAGGTAAATTCATATTTAGTCCTGTATTTCATATTTAATTCTGTATTTAATTCTGTATTTATTATTTAATTATAACTTATTTAAAGGCATGTTGACATACTGGATCATCTCCTTTTTTATAAGAACACCATTTACAATTATAGTTAGAAGGGTTCGGTGGGAATTTAGTAGCAGTAGTCATAACAATAGCTCGTTCGTGTAATTTAGGCATAAAAATCATAGCCTCATCACGAGTGTAAGCTTGTTTAGTTATTTCTCCGTGGTCTAGGTACCACAGCTCGGTTTGAACGTGTTGTAAATCTGGGTAACGAAAGAAACTACCGATAGCATAAGTCAAAGCTTGCTGCGAATGACTTATTTCATTACCAAACATTTTACCTGTTTTATAATCAATAACACGAGCAGAAGTTTCTGTCTCATGTACGATTGCATCTAATTTAATACGACCCCAGGTTTCACGTTCTAACCAACCACAAGGTTCCCAGTCTATTGTGAACCCCCACTCTCCTTCAACTTCTACTTTTGCTTCTGCAAAAAGTTCACGAAGTACTTTAAATTCTGTTGTAAATTTAACTAATTCTTTGGGTAATTCAGCTATTTTTGCTTGTACATAATCTTCAGCAAGTTCATGTATTTTACTACCACGAGCCGCAGCAGGCCCATAATCTTCTGATATACGTCTTACTTTCGCTATGTATGAACGATAAGCGCAAGTTTCAAAGGTTTTAAGGGTCGAGTGCGACCAGGCTGGGATAAGACCCAACTCCTTTGGGGCATCTGTTTCTATAACACTGTCTAGATCCGGACGCTTGTTTTGTACAAGCTCTACCATAAATTCTTTAATGTGTAGCTTTCCTGTTTATAAGTTCCATGTCTTTACCTTCAAAATGATCTTCTAGTAAAGACTCTTTTACATCATCGGCTAATAGCCAGGTTAGTAGTACTCCTCTGGGAGCTGATCTATGTTCACCTTCCCCCATTCTTTTACGGGTTGTGCCTACATTTAGCCGGCTCATCGCCTTTGTGAAGTCTCTTATAGACAATACTTTTTTGTTGTCTGTTAACACATCATACACTAATTTAAAATGCTGCATAGGGATTATAATTTCGTTCCCCACCTCTGATATCCAGTTTTTAATATACCGTTGAGAGGTACTTATACCCCCAGCATCAAAGGTATTTGTAAGAGGAATATCTAAAATTTCTACAAAATATTCTAGGTTATTTAACTTAATTGCATTCGCAAATTCTTCAAGGACTGACATGCTGACAAGTTTCATGTCTTTCTTAGCATCGTTATCTAAAGCGGTATGAGCCATACGCTCATCTACTTGAAAATGTTCTAGGAGGCCAGAGAATAAATACAGTTCTTTATCCAGATCCTCCAGTCTTGTAAGTAATTGTGGGAAAGCCTTATCTAACTTACGTTCCTGCCTGGGGGCTACGTTGTAACGTCTGTCGCCTTCTTCTATTTTGACGGCGTCTGCTCTGTTAGTAAGGAATATAAAGTTACAAAAACTTGGCAGCTCTACCTGGTTTGCACGCATAGCACGGACTGTTAAGGTGGGCTCAGTGATTTGGTGTTTTAATTTGTCTGCCATACGAGCTATGTTTCCTGAGTCTCCCATCCTAAATTCATCTACAACTAAGAATAAAGCCATACGCATGTATAAATTAAATTGTTCTTCTAAGTTTTCTATTGCTCTCATTGGCACTTGAGCATCACCAAATAAAGGTTTAAGTACTTTGTGTACAAACAAACCCTTACCAGTCCCAGGGACACCTGTAAGTATCCAAGCAGTCATGGTTTTTTGTTTCTTTTGGTAGATATAAGCCAACCAATTGATGAAATGTTCTGTTTCGATTACACCACCACCGAGAATCTGTTGAATAAGCTTGTATGTTAAAGGTACATACTTTTTAAAATTCTCTGATTCTCCGTATTTTATTTCAGGTACGTCTTGTTCTGCAGCTAGCATGTAGGGTGTTTTTCTAAATAAATTAACATAGTAAGGTGCGTTTTCCATTTGCATACCTTTGCCTGAAGTCGGATCAAACACAACTTGGGCGTCCGGTACGTAGTCTGGCATGGGTCGGTTATGTGTACGCATAAAACCTTCTAAGGATCCTTTTTGCGTAGGAGTTAAAGGGAAATCGTCAGCAAACTGTTCTTTCTTTTTATCGAAAATCCCATTGTAAAAAGTGTCAGTGTAGTAGTCTCTAAGAACTACTGGTCTAACGTCTTTTCCTCCTTCCATTTGTTCTGCAAAGGTATCAAAGATACTTTTGTAGAATTCTGGGTCTGCTTTCTGTATTTCAAATACAGGCTCACCTTTAAAATTGTACATATAGTGAGGCTTGGTAAGAATAAAGTAATAGGCACCGCTATCTCCTCCATTAATATTACAGTTAACATAAGGTTCACTAATCCGACAAACTTCAATTGTCATTCTGTCGGGGTTCTGCAAGACTTCTTGAGCCTCGCCTCCTACATTAACGGTAGTAATACGTTCGGCTTTTTTAGTCAGTCCTGCTTTTTTTCGTAAACCATCTTTTATTTGTACACCTAAAATGTGTACTTTCTCGGGGTTTACATCTTTTAACAATGGAACTATGTCCACGGTTGGTTCACCACGAGGTATACATACAAAACGATCTCCAGCGATTGGGTCTTGTATATCAATAAATTTCGGTGGCGCAATGTAAATTAATTTAGAATTATCAGCCAAGCTAACATCTAAGGGATAAGCAATGCTTTGACCATTAGCTGAAAGATTAAGCTGATTAGCTAAAAAATCTATTTCATAATTGAGTGTTCTAAACCATTCTTTTAATACTTTTGGATACACAGCATTCGTAAGTAGAAAAAATAAATGCATTGAAACTTTGTTACCTTTCATGCCCAGGGACGCTGAAGCCTGTGCAATGTAACTTACGTTTTGGAATTCAGGTGGCAAATAAGTAACAAACTGTTCTGCTATAGTTTGTATATCAAACTCGCTTAGAGTTGATTTAGTAGAGGAGATAGGAAATTCAATTCCGTCTAGATCTAAAACTAATAGCTCAGTTTGAGCTGAACGATCCGTCATCATAGCGCGGGATTCGTTTTTTAGTTTCTTTTTAAGTAGCCCTTTGTGTAGAGCTGCACCTTGTTGAGAATATTTTTTTAATAGATCGAAGAATTCTTGAAATCCTTCTTGGTTTTTATCAATTTTATGATGATAAGACGTAAAATTTTTAACTAGTGGATAAGGCTTTTTACTGTTTAACGATATTTCTTTAATTAATCGTTGTTTACCTTTAAGAAAAACAACTTCCATTTTCTGTACCCCTCTTCATTTATTTTCTTCATACACTTCCTTTCGGTCGATCTTTATTTCTTTTTTA